TTCCAACTGGTGGTCCTGCTCTAGATATGTTTGAGGATACTGTACTAGGTCTTAGACATATGATGAGCCCAGATGAGAACACGAGAGAATTTGGAAGAAGAATGTTAATAGACGCTCCTGGTGGTATTCCTTTCTATGAAGATATGATGAAGGGATATGAAGCTTGGAGTGAGAATGAATCATTCTTTAGAAGTGCTGGACAAGCTCTAGGGTTTGATTTCTTAGAGGAGCAATAAAAAATCCCCACTTACCGTTCCATTGGTAAGTGGGGTTTTTATTTTATCCTCCGGTATAAACTATGTTCCATCCAGCGTCGTGGGGAACACGTTTAATCTTCCTCATTAGAACTAGCCCTTCTAAGAGTTCTAACAACTTATGAGGCTCGGCGGAAGTGGAGAAGTAATTCAACAAGTCTTTCTCCAGAATACCTTCATTATGAGACTTCACAAAGTCCACAATGTCTCTCATTTCTAGAGAGTAAGTATTCTTACCAACACCTTCAAAGACTTGAGGAAGTCTCTTCTCGATCAGATTGAGAATACCTAATGCTGTCTCAATGTCTTGCTTCTCAATGACTAGCTCATCTGAATAAGCTACTCTACAAATCTGTGCAATCTTGAGAAGATGAGTAGGTTTTCTCTGATAGTAACCTTGTAGCTTTTTGTGCTGGCGGGATGGATTAAACTTCTGATACCACTCCTCTGCCATATCTAAAGATTCTGGAGTCATCGTAAACTCTCCAGAAACTTCGTTAGCGATATGGTCTAAGTCAGCGATAAGTGCCGCCTTCTTGAGTTCGAAGTTATTCTCCTTCATCTCTGTTCTCCAGAACAATCTCTTCTGTCTCACTTCATTCTCGTAGACGAAGATTACTCTGGAAGCAAACCCGCCGCCAATCGCGCTCTCTGGCATATGCGCGCTAATCCACTCCGGCGTCGTGGCCGCCAACATATTTACGCAAGGTCTTTCTGTTCCCTCCCGCCCCCGCATCATCGTGCCAACCGACAGCTCCTTCTTTGCATCATAAAGAGAAGTGAGAAGTTCATACATCTCCTTGCCACCCTTCATAATCAAATCAGAAAACTCTTCGATTGGAAGATAGATTGATGAATCAGGAGACTGAATGATTCCATCAACCAATGCTTCACGAGTGATTAAGGTTGGAGTCTTAGAAAGGGCAGAGATTGATTGGAGAAGTTCGATTGCAAAGCCCATCGTGGTAGTCTTTCTTAGACCGGGCGGGGCAACGAACATTGTATATGTATGAGGATAACAGGTCCATCCACCAAGAGTAGATTGTCCAATGAATACTCTTCTTCTTAAGGCGGATGATAGGACAAAGATTCCCGCCCAGAAGATAAAGTTATCAGGAGACTCAGAGCGCGGAGCAATCCACTCTCGGAAGGATGACAACCAGTTATCACACTTTCTCACATATCCCATTTTTCCATTTCTCCCCAACGCTCTCCAATCTCAGCGTCAACTGGAATCGTGAACTCTTCACCATTTACCAGAAGAGGACGCTTGAGTAGATTGTAAACTCTAGGTCCGATTTCATCTTCCAAACCTAAAGGACATTCTAAGATTAGAGAATCGTGAGATGTATTGAGTAATTTGATTTCAGGATTCGGAAGCACTACTTCTTTGTAGATTCCTCTGATTCCGCCTTGAACTCCAAGTTCAGGCTGAGTTGCTCCGAGGCAGTGGTCGGCAACAGTAGATTGAGGAATGTAAGCATATGCTTCCTTGAAGAGTGATTCTCCCCATTGTCCGTAGAAAGTTCTTTCTCTTCCATAAGGAGTCTTTAGTCTTCTCGTTTGAGAAAGCTCTCTCTGAATCTCCATCCACCATTGAGTTACTTCAAAGTAAAGTTGTTTCACTTTAACGTGAAGACTCTTGGCTTGTGAGATTGTAAGAGAGATATAGGGTGGATTGATTGATTCGACATTTACCATATGAGCAATCATCTGAGGAGATGTGCCATAGTTAAATGCGTGATTGAACTTCTTACCCATATATCTTTGTTCTTTTGTTACCGGGTTATCCTCCGGTATATCATAGAGTGCGCGAGTTGTCTTGGTGTGAATGTCTCCAAACTTTAGCGCATTCTTCATCTCTTCACAGTTTGACAGATGAGCCACAACCCAAGACTCTGCTTGGGCGAAGTCAAATGCTAAGAGAACTTTTCCTGGTGATGCACAAAGAAAACTACGAATCGGAAGTTTCATACTCAATTGACTCTCTCGGTAGAGTTTGCGCGTTTAATCCTGTTCCATCGAACCACACTCCACCCGCCCATCTTCCTGATTCTGTAGCTCCTACCTTGAAGACTCCTCTCATTCTTCCATCGGCGGAGATTCCGATGTTGATGTAAGAAGAGAGCAACTTCTCGTAGCCACGGATGTTTAGGATTAGCTTTAGAATGGCTACCTTCACATCCCATTTAGCTCTAGCTTCTTCTGTCTTTAACTTAGATTGTTCTGTCTTACAATAACCGATGAGAGATACTAGAGCATCTTCGCCTGTCGTGATTGTTCCGTCTTGGTTTCGGCGGGTTGGTAATCCTAAGTCAGTATAGAGTAAGTCCTTTACTTGCTTAGGAGAACTAATCAGAACAGGCTTGCCTAGAATTGCAGAGAGGAATACATAGTCTTTCTGCTTCTTCTCTTCGATTACTTTCTTGAGTAAGTTGAGTCTCTCATTGTCAACACAGAATCCTGTAGATGACATATGCATAGAGACTTCTAACATCTCTACTTCATAGTTAAAGACTTCTTGGAGTTTTTTATTCTTAGATAACTCTTCTCTTTGAACTTCAAATGCTTCATATGTTACTACTGTATCCAGACAGTTATAGACATACAAATCTTCCAGAGAACGCTTTGAACTCCAAGACTTATCCTCTGCATCGAACTTAACTGAGCCCCAATAGCAAGGACGCCAAGTTAATGAGAGACATAAGAAGTCTAGACCTCTAGGAAGCTCAGGTTCTAGAACGTGCTGTGCGAGAAGAGTGTCGAAATAAGCAGGACCAGCCTGTATATTATGAAAATTCCGAAGCACAGAAATGTCAAACAACCCATTGTGATAGATAGGGCGAGAAATCTGTGGAATAAGTTCCGCCAGAATGTGCTTCGTAGACTCACTTCGATTGACAAAACAAATAGCGCGATTGTCAGAAAGACCAAACCCAACGCATAAAAGAGAAATATCAGCATCCCTTTTAGTTTCGATATCAATGGTAACATATTCGGATGCCAAGATTTCTGGGATAAGGTTTCTTTGTTCTAACGGATCTGCTGTGATTGTAAAGTTATTCTGATAAGTCTTGTGCTTATTGTTGAGATAATCAATAGACTTATTCAAGTCAAATTGGAGAGTTGTGAATACTCCCCATTGACCGGGATGGAATGTTGGAACTAACTTGATTCCTTCATAGAAGAGAGGAGAACCTCTCCAGTTATTAATGTTATAGTTTCCTGTTAATGCTCGAAGAGCTTGTTCACCGAAAGTGATGATTAGCTCAGGAGGATGATGCTTGATGTAGGACTTAAGAAGAGCGAGCGAATCTCTTAACTCTGAAGAACCTTCAAGGTAATTGAAGTCATTATTGGCGGGACGATATTCTGAGATGTTCATAATCCGGGCGGCTCTTAAGTCACCTGGATATGCCTTCTCAAGAATTTGCAGATGTTCCGTCGATAATGGAAGTGATTGAGATTCCGCGTTCGCTGATGGAAAGTCCCCCACCATCAACACCTTCGCTCCCAGCGGTCCCACTCCCTGAATTCTTTTGCTGGAGATGTAGCTGTCTGTCATTTAGATGGGGATAGAGATTGGAGATTCTACGATAGAGAGATAGCTTGACCAACTTCTCTTCAAGAATAATCAACTTGTTCCAAGTATCTTCGATTTGCTTTTTGGTGTCAGCAATATCTGAATCTACTTCATTATGAATAGCTAGGTCGATGTTCATACTTCCTTTTCTCTTGAGTCGATTTTGTTTTCTAGAGTTGTGAATGGAGGAACCTGATGACGAATCTCTTGCATTAGAGCAGAGTAGTCATAGGTTAGACTACCATTGATTCTTACTTTATGATCAACAATGATTCTAGCCTGAACAAAATCCTCAGGCATCGTGATGATTAGCTCATCCTCAAATGCAATCAAGTCTCCATTGTAACCAGAGAAGATTACATAATCACCTACTTGTAATTCCTTAACGTTCTTTCCGAGATACTTAACGATACCTTGTGAGCATCTTCCCTTTGCTGCATCTGGAATGATGATTCCACCCTTTGACACAGAGTTGTCGAAGATTGGTTCGATTCCAACAATATTATCCCGTAGCTTGAGGGCTGTTGGATAAGCGTCGAAGTACTCATTTAACTCTCGAAGAATTGCAGATAGTGTTCTCATTTAGTCCACTCTACGTCCTTAAATCCAAAAGTGATTAGGGCTTTCTGACAACCTAAACAGGGCTTAGAATTTACTAGATTGTTATCAGCATCTAAACGAATGACAATCATTTCTGCACGAGCAAAGTTAGAGATATGAAACTTTGTAAGGAATTCTACAATCGCATCAATCTCTGCGTGAAGATAGATTCTCTGTGGTCTGTCGGAGAACCTAGCTTGAAGAGGATGAGACTTCTTTCTGTTTCTTCCAATCGCAGCGAGTCTATTGTCTAACCAGATTCCTGCAACGTGATTACATCTAACCTTTTCCTTTAGAGGAAACTCTCTCTGAGTTCTAGCGATTGCTATAAGGTCATTTAATCTTTGAGTAAGATTACGCATCTTCTGTCAAGTGTTCAATTGATTTATTAATATACCATCTAGCCTTTGACAAGTCTTCAACCATATCGTTCTTAGAACCAGCCCGCCAGAGATACTTGATTGCATTTCCCTTACAGTAAGCTAAGAAACCTGAATGGCCTAAAGCAGATTCAATTGCCTCAATACACTCGATGTTGCCTAAAGTGTAATGGGCGGGATGATTTACATTGTCAGTCAAAATCCAAAAATCCTCTGAAAGAGTTCTAGTTTCTTCTGCTCCACCCAGTAGAGTTCTGAGGAAGATGATGCATTCTCTTTTGTCTGCTCTAGATTTTGTAACTCAAAAAAGATTCCTGGCTTTAGTCTGAAGAGATTGTTGTCTCTCAGATATAAGTCAGGATGGAATGACTCTTCATCGATAAAGTTCACTTTAGATTCTCCTTGATATAAGCGTAAATAGCTGAAAGTCTCCGCATCTTCTTTGTAGAAGGATGTCCTTCGTGAAATCCCTTAAACTGTCCATAGATTCTAATTTGCTTCTCTATTTCAGCAAGAGCTTCTTGTCTTGTGATTGTGAATGTATAGACAGGCTTGTTGAATGTGATGACTTCTTCGTCATCTAGATTATCGAATAGTGACATATAATGCTCCCGCCCGGACTCGAACCGGGACTCCGTTAGGAAAAAGATTTTAAGTCTCTCGTGTCTACCGATTTCACCACGGGAGCTTCTTTATTAATAGAACTCTAATGTAACTCCTGCTTCCTTAAACATCTGAAGAGTTCTATCAACTTGCTTTTGCCATTGCTCTCCTCTCAATGGACCAATCGAATCTTGACAATAGACAATCTTAATTCCTGAGTTGATGATTGCTCTTGCACAATCGACACAAGGAATTGCTGCGCTGAGATAGAGACTACAATCTAAAGTAGATACTCCAATTCTTGCGGCATTGTAGATTGCATTTCTCTCGGCGTGTTCAAACCAGAAATACTTCTCTGGTCTAGCCTGACGAGATTTGATTCTATCATTGATACCGCGAGGAAAGGAATTGTATCCAGTAGATACGATTTCGTTATCCGGTCCTACAATGATAGCACCAATCTGTGTTGATTCGTCTTTAGACTTAAGTGCGATTGTTGATGCGAGTGTTTTGAAGTAATCAATCCATTCCATTATTTCCTCCGGTATAATGTGGGGGGAGATACCCGCGACAGGAATCGAACCTGTGACCCACAGCTTAGAAGGCTGTTGCTCTATCCAACTGAGCTACGCGGGTGATTTGGATTAGGAAACTAATTTACTTCCGGGGTAAATTAATTTTACGGTACCCCCTTAAGGACCAACCTAATCCATTACTTACTTACTGATAGATGCGCCAGCGAATAGTCTGGCTCTCCATATCACCAAGCATCTTCACATCAACATCTGCGGCGATAAGCTTACCAGAAAGTTCGTGCCAACCAGAACCGACAGACTTATCATCCGTATCAAAGCTCCAGTCTGCACCACCATACTGCTCATTCCACTCATTCTCCTGACGAGCGGTCATTCCGGTAACTGCAAGAAGGAAACCCTTTGCAGCATTACGCGAACCATCATTGTGTAGCCAGAGGCGGGGATAAATCTTACGACCCTTGTAAGTTCCCTCAGAAACAACCTTCGCCTCGAACTGAACACCATAAGATTCCTTGCGCGAACCATCAGGCAAATCCTTCGACATATCGAAAGCCTTGAAGTTCGAGACTTCGAAAGTGTACGAATCCTTAGGAAGGTTCGTGATACCGCCGGAAGCCTGAGTTGGATCGGGATTGAAACGTGGCATTTTACTTTACCTTGATGGGAGTTTGGGTTTTTACTGCGTTAACTACATCTACGAACTTTGGGGACTTTTCGAACAGAACTGGAAACAAGCCGCCCCATCTTGTCTTAGCAACAGTCACACTATCAGGCTGTGTTCTCACTTGATAGAAGATTCTGTCACCACCACCTTTGACTTCTGTATGCCAAGTCAAGTCAAAGAGTCCAGTAATATCATCTGGAAATGTCTTTCCAGTAAAGCCTGGAGAAATCTTTCTGAGGATAGGTGCATCACCCATCGCATCAGCCTTATCATAGGTCAATCTTTCGTGAGCCGTGAGGATGAAGTTCTTTCCAAATCCCTTACAGCGAGTTGTGTACTCACGAACAAATTGCTCGATAAGATTCATCTCAATACCATAATCTTGCACAGCAGGTACGATTACTTCCTTAGACTTGTTGATTGTCTTAGAGAGTCCGAGCTTATTATTCAACTCTAGACCTTTGTTTAGAGCAACTCGTCTAAGTGCTGTCGCATCGTCAACTACGATTGTATCGATTTCTTCGTTATGTTTCTCCAGGTAGAGGTCAATGATATCGGAATACTTATCAAAAGCTTCCGCCTTTGTGGGAATAGGAGACTCATTCACTTCCTCGATAATCGGATTCACTCCGATTTGAGTTCTAAAGAGAGCAGACTTTAGAGTAGCGATACCATTGGAAGGAGAGATGATTAGAGTTCTGTCTCCAGATGTACCGATGAAGTAAGTCTTTCCTGTTCCTGAGTTACCATACAAGAGAAGGGTTACACAATTATCGCCTGCTGGAATATCGGATAGACGAGGCATTTAATTTTCCTGTAGAATTGTTTGTTCCACCTTCTCGTGGTCCCACGGAGATAGAATATAATCATTCCTCAAGATGTTCTCTTGAGATGCTTCTGATGGTGCTTTGCAAACCTTAGCGAAGTCACAGAAAGAACAAGACGATTCGCACATCGGCCATACATCTTGCTCTTGACATTGAGCGATTAGAGTATGGAAGAAGACTTGTTCCTTTTCCCATTGCTTAAGTTGAAACTGATTCTTAGTAATGAGAGTAGAATAAATCTTTGGCTTTGTTGTCTTGGTGTTCTGAATTACTTCGAAGATGATTCCCTTGATGAACTTGCCATTCTCGATAGCCTTGTCTCCAAAGTGTAACTTGGATTCCATATAGATGTATCGAGTAGCTTGGTCATTCGGGTCAAGAGTTGCATCGAAGTAGAGTTGTTGCTTCGATGTAGTCTTGAAGTCTCTTCCCCATACTGCACCATTCCATTCAACAATCTGGTCAGCACGGCCTGAGATGAACTTACCATCAGGAAGTTGAACATTGAAAGGTTGTTCAACAGCTAGAACTTTGATTCGTCCTGCGTTCTTCTCATTCTTCCAATGC